AATAGTTAAATAGTGTTGTTGTACTACTATTTTTCAGTAAAAAGAATCTATTACTGAAAAATAGTAGTATATTTGCATTATCAAATTAAACTGATACAAAGAAACGAAGATTAATTCAGATTTCAAATAGTATAAACATATTAAAATACACGATTATGAGAACAAGAGAATTTTTACACGAAGTAATGAGCCTTGCTTGGCAGTTCGTTAAGCGTAATGGCTACACCATGAGCGAAGCAATGAAGGTCGCTTGGGCTAATTTGAAACTGAAAGGTGAGATGAAGAAGAAGATAGTGAAGTTCTACTTCAAAAAAGTGGACGGTTCTGTTCGTGAGGCATACGGTACACTAAATGAAAAGCTGATGCCTGCCATCACTGGTACTGACAACAGAAAAAAGAATGATACCGTCCAGACTTACTATGATACTGAACGCCAAGAATTCAGATGCTTCAAAAAAGCTAATCTGATGTCAATCGCATAAAAGATATGGATATGAATGCTTACACGATTAACCAGCAGTTGGATAGCCTTTATAAAGATTTAGAGGCTGCCCATAACAATGATGAAGAGGCTGTCTGCCTGATGTTCAATGCTGATAGCAAAAAAGAAGCTATCCAGTTGATAACGGATGAGATAGACAGTTTGGAAGATGCCTTAAAAGGTTTTGAAACTTGTGAAGATGATGGCATGGACTACGATGCTCTATGCCGGGTACAAGGTATCAGCCGATACGCATAATACACGATTATGCAACGCACGACAGCCCTACAGACGGATTGAACGGCAACCGATAGCGAGAATCGGGTAGGGTACTATTGATTAGTTCTTTGAAATTCTGTAAAAGCAATTACGGTGTAATTCATAAGCCGTTTTTGCCAACCAAAGATAACAAACGCACATAAGCAAGTTGGAGCTTGTGAGCTGTGCAATGTTTAACAATTAATAGAAAACACCGCAAAGAATCGTCTTTGAGCAGTGAGCATACGGGTTAGGCGTCCGTACTGTTTTCGACAATATAGCCTGTACTGAACTGAAATAAGGTTCTGTTATTCGATTAGGGTACAGGTACTTATTTAAATTTATACGATTATGAAAACAATCCAATTCGTTTTATCTATATTGGTTAGTATATGTGCTGCCGGTATGCTTTATGGGGCTATTACTACTTACAGTCCTATGAAAATATTCTCTATCACTATAATGAGTGTTATATGTGTAGGGTGTGTGTCGCTCATGAGAATAACTTATAGAGAACTTAAAACAGACCACTAAAAGGTAGTCCTATAATCCGGCACAAGGCGCATGGGGATGAGTGCACAATCACCTTGTAAACCAGCTGGGCGGTAATTTATGAAGTAGCATTGTTGGAATGCGTGTAAGCGATTAATTGTTGGTATTAACTTATATTCTAATTTATATATTCATTTAGCTTACAAGAAGTAGGTTCGACTCCTACCTTTTTAACGACATTTTAAATTTATACGATTATGACAGTGGAAGAATTAAGAGGCATGACGCATGAAGATTTAGTAAGGCGTGTGCAGGAACTGGAAGAGGCTAACGAGAAATTAGCTGAAGAGAAAAATACATGGTATAAATCTTGGAGTGATTTGAACCGGAAGTTTGATCATTTCAAGAACGCGGTTAAAAGCATTGTTCTGATAATAGATTAGATATTCGTGTTTTATATTGTGTTTGTACTGGGTGTGCCGTCCGTGAGGATAGTGCACCTTTTTTAATCGGATGGTTAGCTTATCGGTTAGAGCTTCGTGTTGCGCAAACAATTGGCACGATTGAGAGGGGTTCGATTCCCTTACCATCCACGAATCATTAATTAAATTTTACTCTTATGGCAAAAGAACTGAAAGAAAGAACAGAAATCAAGAAAAAGCTGAAAAAGAAGAATGACAGAATCAGCTTTGACTTTAGCGACAAACTTGCCGGACAGCTTCGCAGGTGTACCGCTGATCTTAACAGGCTGGCAAGGATTGATCGGATAATAGACAAGGAGCAAACTTTGTATTCGGTGGACACTAACAGGGAAGCCGGATATATTGAGGTTATTCGCAATTATTAATCAGCTGACTTACACGATTATGAAGAGAGTTTTTAATGAACTTACACCTGAATGCGAGATTACGGCACGAATGTATGCACAAGGGTATGAGAAGAAGGAAATAGCCGATTTGAAATGCAGGGCTGTGAGCACGATAAACAACCAGTTGCAGAAGGCTTTTGAGATTCTTCATGTAAGAAATGGAAGAGAACTGGCGACCATGCTATATGAGCGTCTGGCTGGCATGAAATTCACTATGGATTTCCCACCAATAGCCCGTTCTGTTATCGCCTGTTGTTTATTATGTGTGTTTTCAATTACGTTTTATCAGGATTTCCATTCAGATATGCGTAGGGCAAGACGGACTAGAGAAGAGAAAATAGAATTTCTGAAAGGTATGATATGAAAAGAGGAAAGGTTGAATCCGTACAGAAGCTTTGGCTTAATAAGGATGAAGCGATGGCTTATTTGGGGTGTAGCGTTGATTACCTTGATAAACTTAGGAATAACGCCCAGGTTTCATTTGCCAAAGATGGAAAAATGATTTGGTACAATTTGGAGTCGATCAACAGATTTTTGAATAGAATGAAAGTAATATAAACCCTTTAAATTTTACGATTATGAGTCTTATTAAAAAATCAAATGAATTAGTAATTCCTACCACTGTAAAGATGATGATTTACGGTCAGGCTGGTATGGGAAAATCAACAGTGGCATTGAGCGCACCGAAACCGTTATTATTGGATTTCGATAATGGCGTTAAGCGTATGAATATGGCGCATTTGGAAAACATAGATACTGTACAGGTCACTTCATGGAGTGATGTTCAACAGGTCTTGCAGGAGGATTTGTCTGCTTATCAGACCATTGTAGTTGATACAATCGGTAAGATGATGGATTTCATCATTACTTATAAATGTGGCAGCCGCCAACCGTCTATCAGGGATTGGAGCGGTATCAATGCAGAGTTTTCATGGATGACACGAACACTTTCGGGGCTTAACAAGCACATCATTTTCGTTGCCCATCGCGACACAAGAAAAGAAGGTGATGATACGGTGTTTATCCCTGCCTTGCGTGAAAAATCCTACAACTCTATCGTTACTGAACTGGATTTGCTCGGTTATCTTGAAATGAAAAGCGAAAGAGGCGTCCAAAGACGTACTATCACTTTTGACCCAACTTCAAGAAATGACGGTAAGAATACTTGCAATCTTCCTTCAGTGATGGAAGTTCCTACCATCCTTGACAAGAATGGTAATCCAACCGCAAAGAACGACTTTATCACCGCCAAGATAATCAATTCGTATTTGGGTATGCTTGCTGCCAAGAAAGAGGCACAGGAAAAGTATGATAAAGTTATTGAAGAGATAAAAGAACAGATCGAACTTATTACGGATGCGGAATCTGCCAATAATTTTATCGCGCAAATAGATAACTTTGAGCACGTTGGTTCTTCAAAGCAAATGGCGGCAAAGTTGGTAGCTAACAAAGCGAAGTCTTTGAATCTGAAACTTAATTCAGAAAAGAAATATGAACCAGCAGCCTAAATATCGTATTTACGCAACGCTTCTTGATGCCTTTGGGGCATATCTGAATAGTGATGTGATTTGGGATAAGTACTGGGGGTGGTCAGAAAATCCACCCCATACTCCTGAAGAATTTCACGAACAACAGTTTCAAGAACTGATAGACCGTATCAACCGCAAGCCATTCGATAGCGAAGCGGCAGACAAGGGAACAGCCTTTAATGAGGTTATTGACTGTATGGTTGAAAATCGGAAATCTGAAACTGTGCAGGTTGAAAAGATATATAAGGTAATACGCGAAGGAGCTTGTGACGAAACAGGTAAACCTTTGTATTACGATGAGGTTCAGACCAACGAGGTTATAGGTTTGAAAGCTACCTATAATAATCGTGTTTTTACTTTCCCAATCTCACTTTGCCGAGAGTTTTCCGGTTACTTCAAAGGAGCATTAACCCAACAAAGAGTAGAAGCGATTATTCCAACCGCATACGGCAATGTTTTGGTTTATGGGGTAATTGACGAGCTGATGCCGGCCAGCGTCCACGACATCAAAACAACCGGTAGTTATACCGTGGGAAAGTTCAAAGATCACCACCAGCATTTAGTATATCCATACGCTTTAATGAAGAACGGTTCTGATGTACGGACATTTGAGTATAACATTGTGGAGTTCAACAAAGGCGGTTATGTGGTAGATACCTATACAGAAACATACGTTTTCAATCCTGAACGTGATATTCCTATTCTTACTAATCATTGTGAGGAATTTATCCGGTTTTTGGAAGAAAACAGAGAACTTATAACCGATAAAAAGATTTTTGGAGGAGAAAATTAATGGCAAACCAAATAACCGGACGGATAATCGAAATTGGACAAACCGTTCAAATACCATCCAAAAACGGTGGTTCCTCATTTACAAAACGGGAGTTTATTTTAGATGCTACTACTTACGACCCTTATACGGGAGAGCGTAGCGAGTATGAGAATGTTATTCCCTTAGAGTTTTCAGGCGATAAGTGTGCAGAACTTGACCGCTTTAATCATGGTGATGTTGTCACTGTATCATTTATGATACAAGGTCGTTCTTGGACGAATCAGGACGGAGAACTCAAACGTATGGCATCTATCCGGTGCTACAAAATAGATGCGCGTGGTGGTGTATCGCAATCCCAACAAACAACATCGGTACAACAGCCAGCGCCACAGTCGACCTATCAGCAACAGCCACAGAATTTCCCGCCTCCGGTTGATGTTAATGGCAATGTAAAGGACGATTTGCCTTTTTAGCGTATGTTGTTCGACTTGAAGAATGAATTTCAAATACCCAAGTTCAAGGAGTATGTAAACAAGCTGTTTAGTGAACGTGCGGTGGTGGAAGTGAAAAAGAAACTACCTAACCGCACGCTTGCCCAAAACAGCTACTTGCATCTTCTTTTAGGGTATTTCGGTAGTGAGTACGGTTGCAGTCTCGACGAAGCAAAAATTGATTTTTATAAGAGGACTTGCAACCGTGATTTGTTTGAGAGAAAGACGGTCAACAAGAAAGGTAAGGAAGTAACTTACTTAAGAAGTTCTGCCGAGCTGACAACAGGTGAAATGACCTTGAGTATTGACCGTTTCCGAAACTGGAGCGCATCTGTGGCAGGTATCTACTTACCGGCAGCTAACGAACAACAAATGCTTATTTACGCACAACAAGAAATCGAACGTAATAAAGAGTTTATTTGATTATGGATAAATTTTTAGGACAAGACATCCTTGAACAGGAACGTTGGCAGTTCCTTCAGGATAATGCCGATGCAGTAGAGAAAATCGGTTATACCCACCGATTCACACCCGAAGAATTGGCGCAAAAGAAAGAAACATTAGCCGAGGTATCAATTACAATCAATGATATTGAGATTGAAAAGAAAGAGGCTATGGATGAGTTTAAAGAACGTCTGAAGCCTTTAAACGAGGAAAAGCAGGAGCTTCTAGACCACATCAAGAGAGGTTCTGAGTTTGTGGAAAATGAAGAATGTGCCAAAATCCTTTACCATGAGGAAAAGATGGCAGGATTCTATAACAAGTTGGGTGAGCTGGTTTACAGCCGCCCGATTATGCCGCAAGAAATGCAGAAGACAGTATTCAGTATTAACCGTAAAACAGGAACAGAATCATGAGCGAAAACAAATTAAACGTGATTGTACCGAAAGATTATAACGGTGCACCAATTGAAGTAGTATTGAGAGAGGGAGAAGCCCCCGTAGCACTCGACCCAAAAGAACCAGAAAGAGTAGTTATCAATGGAACGATAGATGCACCTCTCAGATGGTTGGAAAAACGTGTCGAACTGATTAATCAGAAATCGACCAATATCATTGTAAATCGTGATAAGATGGGGTTGATATTAACTATTGATGAAACCAACTACTATCAGACTGAAATCAGTGGTGTTTTACAACCTTCAAAGGAAGTGCTGGAGTTCGGTATCAATACCGACAAGAAATGGGAGCCTATCAAATTGTCCCAGTTCTTCAAGATGCACCGTGCCTTCTTCAAGGATAAGTCTGAGAACATGATGCTGGTTTCCACTTTGAAGAATTTCAAGGCGAAGGTGAATCAGGATATAGAACGTAGCAAAGAGGAAAACGGCAGCAAGACGGATAATTATTCTCAGGTAGTTGATTCTAATCTACCGAAATCATTCAAACTGAATATTCCTCTTTTCAAAGGTTTTCAGTGTGAAGAAATCGAGGTTGAAATTTATGCTGATGTAGATGGACGGGAAGTTTCTCTCTCTTTGGTCTCTGCCGGTGCGAATGAAGCCATTGAGGAATACAAGAACAAAGTGATTGATGAACAGATTGAAGCAATCAAAGGCGTTGCACCTGACATCGTAATCATCGAAGTATAATTGACAGCCCGGAAAGGCGGGCTTACGGGCGCAAGCACAGGAAGTGCTTTAGAGTGGAGTAATTGCGCAATATCTCCATGAACTTGCTTCATTGAATTAGCTAATATATGTGGCAAGTAAAACCGTGATGGTTGGGTGGGTTCGATTCCCACTGCGTCCATAAATAATTTCAAAGACAAAGAATATGGAAACGAAAGAAATAACTAAGATTATTTACATCGCAAATGATGGAAAAGAGTTCTTGACAAAAGAAGATTGCGAAAAGCACGAGAAGTTTGTTGAAAAAATACTTTTACGTATTAAGTATTTCTGTGTCAGATGCCATCCTGATTTAACAGAAACAGGATATTTTCAACATAAAATATATGTGGCAGTTTTCTCTGAACATTACTTTCAAAAAGAAGTGGCTATCGAATGGGCATTACGGAAATTCGGTCATCTTTTGGGAGAAAGTGTCCAAGGGTACGGGTTTCAACCATGCTTTAGTGTAAGTGAAGTTTCTAAAGAAGAATACGAAAACTGCCCACCTACTAAATGGGGAGGTGGTAACTTGAAAAGCGAGAAAATATTCCTTAGTCCTAAATCGGTAGAAGGATTTCCTGGAAATATTGATTATATGAAAGAATGGGGGTTTAAATAATGCCATACTACATAAAACGAAAACCTAAAAAGAAGAAAGAAAAGCCCCTGCCGTTATTTGACAAGGAAGGTATCAAAGTAAAGAAGAAGCCGGATTTAGTGGCCAAACTCGACAAAGTTTTCAGCCGCTATATCCGGCTTCGTGATTGTATGCCGAACGGGTATTTCCGCTGTATATCATGCGGACAGATAAAGCCGTTTACACAAGCAGACTGCGGGCACTATTTCAGTCGTACACATTTGGCAACACGGTTTGATGAGAATAATTGCCATGCCGAATGAATGCCGACACTGCAACAGGTTCAAAGCCGACCATTTGGAAGGGTATCGGGTGAATCTAATTGCTAAAATCGGACAACAGAAGTTTGATTTACTGAAAGTCAAAGTTGCCAGCACTTCCAAAATGACTGATTTTGAGTACGAACAGCTAATCAAGTATTACAAAGCACTTAATAAGAAGTTACGAAAGGAGAAAGGATTATGAGTTATAAAAAATCATGTAATAAGATGCCTGATTTGTCAGGACATAAGTTCGGTAGATGGCTTGTATTGCATAAGGATTTGGATAGATTAGACCATAAAGGAATTAAATCTTATTATATCTGTCAATGTGATTGTGGTTCTATTCATTCTGTTAGTGCTTATGGATTACGAAATGGAACATCAAAAAGTTGTGGGTGTAAAACAAAAGATAGAATCACTAAGTATAATTATAGGCACGGTTTGTCAAGAACTGATATTTATAGGATTTTTAGATGTATGAAAGAACGATGCTATTCACCTAAACATTCAAGCTATAAAAATTATGGAGGCAGGGGAATAGGTATCTGTGAAGAATGGAAAAATAATCCTGAGTCGTTTGTTAATTGGGCTTTGAATAGTGGTTATCAAAAAGGGCTTACTATTGATAGAAAAGATGTAAACGGAAATTATTCTCCTGAAAACTGTAAATGGGCTACCAGAAAAGAGCAGGTTAGAAACCGAACTAATACTGTATATATACATATTGATGGCAATCGGTATTCTCTTTCTGAATTTTGCGAAAAGCATAATCTTAGTTATGGAGCCGCATGGCAGAACTTTAGGAGAAATAATAGAAATGAAGAATTATTAATCAAATACTTATTGAGAAAATGCAATTCCGTTTGAGAGATTACCAACAGAAAGCCTCTGATGCTGCCGTTTCTTTCTTCAATAACAAGGCGAAGAAAACAAATGCCATTATGGTGTTACCTACGGGCAGCGGAAAGTCGCTTATCATAGCAGATATAGCCGCAAGGCTTGACGGTCATACCTTGGTGTTCCAGCCCTCGAAGGAAATACTCGAACAGAATTTCAAGAAACTCTGTTCATACGGTATTCTTGATTGCAGTATCTATTCAGCATCCTTTAACTCAAAGGAGATAAGCCGGATAACATTTGCCACCATCGGCAGTGTGAAGAATCATCCCGAACTGTTTACCCACTTCAAGAACATCATTGTGGATGAATGTCATCTTGTAAACCCCAAAGAGGGAATGTACAAGGATTTTTTTGATGCAGTGAAGTGTAAGGTTCTTGGGCTGACAGCAACGCCATACCGTTTAAGCTCCAGTCGTGATTTCGGCTCCATGCTGAAATTTATCACTCGGACAAAACCTCATGTCTTTTCAGAGGTCATTTATCATGTACAGGTATCAACCCTATTAGATATGGGCTACTTGGCGAAGTTGGATTACTATTCAATGAATCCTTCAGGGTGGAATGAACTTAACTTGAAAGTAAATACTACTGGTGCCGACTATACGGATAGGTCAGTTCAAAAAGAATATGAACGGATAGACTTCTACGGTTATCTCGTTCATATCGTCCAAAGGCTGATGAATCCCAAAGCCGGAGGAAAACGGAAGGGTATTTTGGTCTTTACCCGTTTTTTGAAAGAAGCGGAACGGTTAACGATGTCAATACCCGGTTGCGCTATCGTTTCAGGTGATACTCCTAAGAAAGAACGTGAACATATTCTTGAGGCGTTCAAAGCTGGTGAAATTCCGGTAGTAGCTAATGTGGGTGTACTTACGACTGGCTTTGACTATCCGGAACTTGATACGGTCGTTATGGCACGTCCTACAATGTCACTTGCCATGTGGTATCAGATAGTCGGTCGTGCCATCCGCCCGCATCCTTCTAAAGAATGTGGATGGATTGTGGATTTATGCGGTAACATCAAACGTTTCGGAGAGGTGTCGGATTTACGATTGTTTGATAGCGGTAATGGTAAGTGGGCTGTATTTTCTAACGGAAGGCAATTAACTAACGTGAGATTCTAAGACTATGGACGAAGGATTTTTGAGGCTAAGCCGCAGGTTTTTCTCGAATGAAATGTGGAATGAAGCCCGTACTTTTAGCAGTTGCGAAGCGTGGTTAGACTTAATTCAGTCTGCACGATTTGAGGCAACGCCCCGAAAGGAGAGTATCGGAGGTCGAGAAATCTCTTATTCAAGAGGTCAATATCCTGCATCCATAAGATTTCTGTCACAGCGTTGGAAATGGTCTGAAAAGAAGGTGCGTTCCTTTCTTGTGCATCTTAGAAAGAAAGGTATGATAACTGTTGAGTGCAATCAAGGAATGAACCTTATAACCTTATGTAAATATGAAGAATATAATCCAATGGGCACAACCAAGGGCACAAGTAAGGACACAGGTATTGAAAAGGAAATCAATGAATTAAGACACGAATGGGCACAACTAAGGGCACAACTTGGGGCACAGCCCATGAACAACAATCTACCGCAATCCGAACTTTTACAAAAATCAGGGCACACAGAGGGCACAAATACAAAGAAAGAAGAAAGAGAGTATATAGATATATCTCTACATCAAAAGAAAGAAAATACTCCTGACGGAGTATCAAAGAAAGCCAAGCTTTCTTCGCCCTCCCCCTCTGAAAAGATTGATTACAGCGGATTGATGGAATACTATAATACCACATTCAAAGACAGACTCCAGCAGATAAGATCAATGACTGATGTGAGAAAAAAGGCTGTAAAAGCCCGGATAGCCCAATATGGGAAAGAGTCAGTGAGGAGTGTTTTCAATCTCATTCTTCAATCCCCGTTCTTACTTGGAGCTAATGACCGCAATTGGAAATGCGACTTTGATTGGATTTTCAAACAAGCAAACTTTACTAAAATATTGGAAGGAAACTATAATGGGACAAGACTTAGTAAAAATCAACAGGATAGCGAGCAGCGAAAACGTGATTCAGTTCTTGCAGTCGCTACAACCGTTAGAGAAGCTGCCGCAAAAAAGAGAAAGGAACTTGAAGCAGAGGGCGTTATTGAATAAATATCCCGATCCTGCACAATTCATTCTTGATTACAACCCTGATTTGCAGTTCAAACTTGTCAGATGTAATGCAACCCATTCAGAACTGGCGTTGAATGACAGCATTCCGAGTTTAGGGCTATTGTCTTCTACTTATGGGGATGAAACACCGATAGAATGGCTAAAGATACAATTTGGCTCATTGAATGACTTTGCAGAAGTTTCAACCAAGATAGCGAAAGAGCAACTTTCTGAACTATCGGAGATATTCCTTTCGGAGTATTATTATATAAATGCCGCTGAAATCTGTTTTTTCATAGCACGGTTTAAGTCAGGGAAGTATGGGCGGTTCTACGGTTCAATAGATCCATTGAAAATAACAAGTGCGATGCTGGACTACGTTTCTGAACGTCGGAAAGATATTGAACGGAAAGAGCGTGAACGATACAGAAACCAACGTGAAAAAGAGATAGAGGAGCGTGGAGATAACAGAATCTCTTATGCTGAGTACATTGAAATCAAGCACCGTGCTGATGCAGGAGATGAGGAAGCTAGAAAAATGCTGATATCACCATGAGAATAACCGTTTACTGGGTAACAAGAAATCCGGATGTTATCGTAAGAATCCGGAAAAAGTTCAATATCCCAAGTTATACTTCCGTGAACTACGAAACAGAATGTGAAATCAAGAATGAAGACTTTCCACTGTTAGAAGAAACAGAACGAAGGGGATTCATTCGAATTAGAAATAAGAATACACGATTATGCAAGGAACAGACAAACTGAATACGATAACCAACATCGTATTTGTCCTCACGGACGTTTTAGAAACCAACCTTCTAGAAATGCAGCAGCAATACAAGAAGGAAGGCTTTGAATTGCGGCACGATTCAAAAAGAAACTTCAACACAGTCATAGCCGCGATAAAGAGATTGAAAAGTGATGTGAATCATTGCAGCGAATCCACTCAGGAAAACTTCGGCAATGATTCTGACATGGTGAACGCCATGTTGCTCACACTGATTGACAGATGCGGTGATGATGACAACCTCGCTTATAAGATGTACGAATACATTAAATCTTTCCCGTCCAAACTGAATCTAGACTTGGATTTGGATAATGCGTTCAGCCACCTGTTTAAAAAGGAGAAATCAACAAAAGAATAGCATAATGAAAGATTATATAGAATTTTTGAAAGACAAGATGGCAATCAGCCATCAGACTGGGTTTGAAGTCAGACCGGAAGAAATTTCCCCGTATTTATACCCTCATGTGAAAGATACAGTACGTTGGGCTATTTCCGGCGGTTGCAGGGCGATATTCTCCAGCTTCGGTATGCAGAAAACCGTAACCCAGTTGGAGATACTGCGGGTGATCCTGAACCGCACAGGAGGCAAAGGGTTGATAGTTTGCCCCAAGCGTGTAGTAGTGGAGTTCCTGACACAGGCCGAAAAGCATCTGGGTATGAAAGTGACCTATGTACGTACTATGCAGGAGGTGAAGCAATGTCCGACCAATATCATGGTGACAAACTATGAACGTGTCCGTGACGGCGAGGACGGAATAAGAATAGAACCTTCCTACTTTACCGTTACTTCATTGGATGAAGCGAGCGTGTTACGTGGATTCGGAACCAAGACCTATCAGGAGTTTCTTCCTCTGTTTGCAGAAGTTCCGTACAGGTTTGTCGCAACAGCCACACCGTCACCCAACAGATACAAGGAGCTGATACACTATGCCGGCTACCTTGGAGTGATGGATACCGGGCAGGCACTTACAAGGTTCTTCCAGCGTGACAGCACGAAGGCGAACAATCTTACCCTCTATCCCCACAAGGAGAAGGAATTCTGGTTATGGGTAAGTACATGGGCGTTGTTCCTCACCAAACCGTCTGATTTAGGTTATCCCGATACAGGATATGAGTTACCAGAGTTACGGGTACATGAAGAAGTCGTGAGTGTGGATAATTCCACTGCCGGAGCCGACCGTGACGGGCAGGTGAAAATGTTCCGTGAGGCTGCTCTCGGTCTGGCTGATGCTGCAAAGGAACGCCGGGACAACATGCAGGAAAAGATTGCCCGTGTGGTGGAGATAATCAATCGCCCGGAAAACAAGGATGACCATTTCCTTTTATGGCACGACTTGGAGGCTGAACGTGAGGCACTCTGCAAGGCAATTCCCGGATGTAAGGCTGTGTATGGCTCGCAAGATGATAAGGAAGCGGATAAGGTAATAGCAGATTTCAAGGACGGCCGTCTGAAGTATCTGGCCGCAAAACCGGAGATGCTGGGTGAGGGTCTGAACTTCCAGTACCACTGCCACAAGGCAATCATGTTCATCGACTACCGTTTTAATGACAAGTTCCAGGCGATAGCCCGTATCTACCGTTTCATGCAGCAGCATCCGGTTGACCTCTATCTGGTCTATGCAGAAAGTGAGGGAGAGATATACAAGAGTTTCATGCAGAAGTGGGCGCAACACCGCCAGATGGTAGCCAGAATGACCAATATAGTCCGCAAGAACGGTTTGTTCGGTTTACAGGTAGAGGAAAAGATGATGCGCTGGATGTTCGCCAGTCGGGAAGAGAAGTCCGGCAAATTGTGGAAAGCTATCAATAATGACAATGTACTTGAATGTCAGAAGATGGAAGATAATTCGGTAGACCTGATTGTAACCAGTATCCCGTTCTCCAACCACTACGAATATACGCCTACCTATAATGATTTCGGGCATAATGAAGACAACGGCAAGTTCTTTGAGCAGATGGACTATCTCACCCCGGAGCTTATGCGTATTTTAAAGCCCGGCCGGTTGGCCTGCATCCATGTAAAGGACCGTGTACTGTTCGGCAACGCTACGGGTGACGGTATGCCCACCATCGACCCGTTCAGCGAAATGACAGTGTTCCATTATCTGAAGCACGGATTCCGCTACATGGGGCGTATTACAGTGGATACGGATGTGGTGAGGGAGAACAACCAGACTTATCGGCTTGGATATACAGAGATGTGCAAGGACGGTTCAAAGATGGGTATCGGTTGCCCGGAATATGTTCTTCTCTTCCGAAAGTTGCCTTCTGATACCTCACGAGCCTATGCTGATTTGCCGGTGACAAAGAATAAGAGTGAATACTCGCTTGCCCGTTGGCAGATAGATGCCCATGCAAGTTGGAAATCTTCTGGTAACTCTCTATTGAGCTATGAGGACATGAAAGGAGCCGGAATAGATAAGATACGCCATCTGTTCAGGAACTACGAACGTGAACATATATATAACTACGAGGAACATGTATCATTCGCTGAAGAATTGGAAATATACGGAAAGCTGCCTAAAACATTTATGGCCGTTGACCCTGTAAGCAAGAAAGATTGGATATGGGATGATGTCACCCGTATGCGCACGCTCAATACCAAGCAGTCACAGAAGAAACGGCAGAACCACATCTGCCCTTTACAGCTCGATATCGTTGAAAGACTGATTGAACGGTATTCAAACAAGGGTGAGTTGGTGTTTGACCCCTTCGGAGGTATCGGCACAGTACCTTATTGTGCCATCAGACTGAAACGTAAGGGATTATCTACTGAACTAAATTATGACTATTGGAAAGACAGTCTTTCATATCTGTATGAGGCGGAGATGGAAGTTAGCGCACCCACATTGTTTGATTTGATGGACAGTGCCGTATGAACATCTATCATACAGAACCTAGATTCGACTGCGAGAAATTCGCTCCATGCGGGCGCATCTCCCTGCACAAATGCCGGAAGTACAAAGGCAGACTGGATGAATGCAGGGGATGTACGCTTGTACACCGTAAAGCCAAGACGGTTGCCGGTACGGAAGCCGGAAGAAAGGTTTGTCTGCATTGCGGACGTTCCCTTCCGCTCCACCGGTTTTATAACAGGACTGTCAGATGTGGGGATAAGGAATACCGATGTCTCACCTCCTGGTGCAAGATGTGTATGAGTGAAGTCGCAGCGGAAAGAAATCGTAATAATTAATTTAAAAATCCAATGAAAAACGTAACGAAAATAGCCAAGAAGTCCGCAGGGCTTAGCCAAAAATGCTCGATTTGCCCACTTATGCAAAGATGCACTTTAGAAATCCATAGAGCCTGTTTTGACAGCTTTGTAGAGGGTTTCAAGAAAGGGGCCAGAGCTGCTGAAAAAGAAATAAACAAGAAATTCAAATCGGAACAGATATGAAACAGACAGTAGAAGAAGCGGCATACGATTATGCTACTAATAAAACTTCTTTCAGAAAAGACGTTCTGAAAGAAGTTGACGCGGATACCTACGTTTCACGTCATGCTGATAGTATGGAAGATTTTCAATGTGGTGCCGAATGGCAGTCAAAGCAATCACCGTGGATTAGCGTTAATGAACGGTTGCCGGAAAATAACACAGTGGTTCTAACAAGAGGGGCTTATGGCTTCCTTATTTGCCAGCTTTCATCTTTGGGTGAATGGGAAACTGGAGCAAATGTTAATAAAGAAAGATTAGGCATTACCCATTGGATGCCCATTCCTTCTTTTGAAGGAATACTCGAAGCCAACAGAGATGTACTGGAACGGATTAAAGAGAAAGGAGATTGATTATGGAAATAAAGAACGTAGGACAACTTAGAAAAATCATAGAGAACCTTCCCGATGATTTTGAAATCGAGATGCGTGTCAGACGCAAATTGACGGATGAAGAATTGAAAAATTGCAGATACCCTTATCCTTACGATACAGAGTATTTAACTTTGGAATTTGACGATATAGGCGTTTCTGACAAAGTATTGTGTTTGGGTGTAACTTCTAATGAATGAACGGTATGGAAGTAAAGAACGGAATAATAATAGACGGGGTGCTACATGAAATGGTTGAACCGAATGATGCGTCCTGTATTAATTTTGATTGCAGTAAATGTTCATTGCGTAATGAATGCAATGAGTGTAAGATGATGCATGAAACATATCTGTGCAATGTGATGGGTTGTTTCTACTTTATTAATCGTGGAGAAGTAACGGATATTAAGATAGATAAGGAGGAATAATTATGGGATTTACAACACCGTGCTTTATAAGAAAGAATACCGAAGCACTTAGAAAAAAGCTGGAAGAATTGGGGTATTCCAAAAACTATCCTGAATGGACAGTTGATTGTAGTATAATATGGGCTTATCAATATCCAATAAAAGGATTTGATACTCCTAGTTATGTGATTGCGGATTCTTTTGACCTCCCTTTTGACAAACATAGTGCTTTATGTGGGAAATTTATTGATTGCGGAACGAATGAAGAACTTTTCCTGGCTATCGCTGCATTAAGGGATGATAGTAACTACATGCAGTGGTTTATAACAGATTCCATTCTTAGCGTTTCTTATGGCGATTCTATTGGTAACGATCATTATTTCACAGAGCCCAAAGGCATTATGTTCTTTTGGGATGAAAATTGGGATAATGCAACCATTATTTCAGGACGTTTTCACAAGGCTACCGTAGACGAACTGATTGAACACTTTAAAACAAAGGAGGAACAATGAAAGCAAGAATAAAATCAACTGGGGAAATTGTAGAAATCAAGGATTTATATGATGATGGCACTGCATTGGTGAATGATAAATATTTCAAAGTATCGGAACTTGATTTCTTTAGTGAAACTATTGACTGGGAACAACGTAGATATGAATTGGCGAAAGCTGCCATGCAAGGATTTTGCAGCAAACAGGTAATGATCGCTGATTCAAATATGACAGTAGAATGGAGCCTTGGTTTCGCTGATGCGCTAATAAAGAAATTGAAAGGAGAATAAAATTATGACCGAAGAACTCGTAACATTAGAAACAGCAAAGATGCTGAAAGAGAAAGGGTTTAATGAACCATGTATGATTGCTATGAATATTGAAGATGGTAGACAATATGGTACTAATAGAACAAATAGCGAGTTACCAATAAAAGTATGTTCCCATCCTACTCAATCCGTTGCCCAGAAGTGGCTACGTGAAACCAAAAACATTCATATATGTGTATATAACTGTGCTTGTGGCTATGGATACGAAATATCTAAAGCTGACAATGGGACTCATATAGCCAGTTCTACTTATAAAGGAACAAACGACGGAGGGGGATGGGATACCTACGAGGAAGCACTTGAAGCAGGGATTAAAGAATGTTTAAAACTTATATGATTATGAGCAAACTATATAAAGTAACTATTTTCGGGGAGTCATTCCTAATCGGGTGGTTCCCTTTCGCTTCACACTGGTACAACAAGCTAAAGATAATCAAATGATAGTACGTCATTTTATAAGAGTTCCGGTTGGAAGTACTGTCTATTGCGACAATCAGCCGGTTAAAATACTAGAGAAAGGATATGCCCTTGCTCTATGTGATGTTAATGGGAAACGGGTATATATCACTTGCTATGATTTGGAAAAGAAACCATTCGTCAGCACGAATGGGGAAAAATGAAAAAGAGCCAACCCACGCACGACCATGAATCAGCTCTTCCTTACACGATTATGATGCAAATATACTATTTACTTTTAAAATAATCGTGTTATGGAACTGGATTTTAACAAAATAATTCGCCTTAAAAAGATTAGAATTGAGAAATCAGAACTTTCAGAGGAAGAAAATACCTTAGCTTCACCGATTTTGAGAGATAAAAGCCTTATTAGGGATATCTATAAAATCTTCGTTGAGCTATTGAATAGCAGAAGTCTTCCCCCTTGTATTGATAGTGTTACCCAGCGGAAGAAGTTCATCTTCATTATCCTGTACCTGTTTTCTCCAAGTTCGCTTGCCGGTGGGAAAATGACAGCTGGGTTACGCGAAGAGATGTCAAGGGTACTTGGGGTTCAGTCCAAGAGTACAATTTCCGACAACTGCGCTGATGTCGTGTTTCTCTATCAGAACTATGGGGATTTCAGCGGGGATATAGAGTATCTTTACACCGAAATCGTAAATCGGTTGAAATTCAAAGGGCTAATCAATTAATGAGCCGGAGTTTAGTGATCCGGCTTTTGTTATGTGTACACGGTGTTAAAAGTAACAAATATGTTATTTCTTTCTTCATCTTTGCTTGTTTTATTGTAACAAATATGTTACTTTTGTAGTGTCAATTAAAAATGTTCTTTGATTTTATGAAGTATTCAGAGTTTTACAAATTGATTGAATCAGCTGGCTGGACAATCAAAAAGGGAAAGAAACATTATAAATATGTTCATCCCGACTTTGACTACTTTATTCCTGTTGGCAGACATCAGTCTCAAGAGATACCCAATGGTACTCTTGACAGTATGTTGAAAAAGGCAGGGTTAAAGAAGTGAAAGGACTGCACCCACTTCGGTGGGTGCTTTAATTGACGAATTTAAAATACACGATTATGAAGAAGATTAAGGCAATTATTGAAAAGGCGAATGATGGGGGTATTTCCGTATATTCGGAGGATGTGAACGGAGCGTACGGTTTTGGGCTTACAGAGCAGGAAGCGAAAGATGATTTTATGTCCGTACTTGAAGAGCAGGCTGAATATTATAAAGAAAAACATGGAGACTTTCCTGTGTGGTATAAGTCTGGGTATTCTGTTGATTACGTATATGATTTAAGCGGATTCTTCGAGGCATTTCCTTTCATAAATGCCAGTAAGTTTGCAAAGGAAATTGGCATGAATGAATCTGTCATGCGGAAATATAAGGGAAAGATTGTAACAGCTTCCGATAAACAAAGAGCTCTTATACAAGAGAGATATAATAATCTTCTCAGAAGAATGGAAGCTGTCAGATTCTGATATTCTAGCCGTGAGGCTCTGATATAAAATCAAGAACTAATTGACAACAGAAGGCGCATCGTTTTGGTGCGCCTTTTTTATTTTTTCCTTTCGATTTCAGATACGATTTTCTTTAGCTCCTCTATCGTATTGGCTTTGTAGAAGTTTTCTTTATACTGGATAAGGGCGGTGAGTTCACTATCTTCTCCTTTACAAGTGGAAGAGTTATTTGTTTCGTCTCGGAAGAAGTCAACTATATTGCAATCAATGGCGTCAGCTATCTCTTTCAACTTTTTGTAGGTGGGATTTCCTTGTAAGGTAAGAGTAAGAGTAACTCTATTTACACCCATCTTTTTTGCTACATCCTGAATGGTGTAGCCCTTTTCTTTAATGATACTTTTTATATCCATTTCAAATGTATATTATAATAAACGGAACAAATATAATATGATAAAATCAATAATGCAATAAAAGTAGTTATTTATTGCGTCAAGAAGATTGATTTATTAATAAATGTGTAATTGTATAACCTTACAATTGTGTTTTTGCTAATGTTTATTAAATCGCTACATTTTTATCTTTATTCTATTTGAAGTGTAATTATAAACCCATACATTTGCATCGTCAGAAACGAAGTAATAACAATTAAAAGATATACGATTATGGCAGCATCAGTAATTAAACAAAGAACAATAGAAAAGTTCATCATGTCAGAGTTTGTACAAGGTAACTTAGATACAGAAGAACAAGTAAGCTGTATGCTTATCCTGATTCGAAAGAAGCTGAATATGTCAGTAGAGCAAGCAAGTGACTTTATGAGAAAAGCAATTGGTATTAATGCTTAAATACATACGATTATGAATACAAAAGAAATAGAAATAGGCTTGAGATATAGAGTGTCAGGTGATTTGGCTAATGGGCGCTATGCAGACGGTACGCCACGCATATCACACGATGATGTAGTAAGAGTAATAAAGCGAATTACAGATACACACGTGATTTTAGAATGTGGACGTATGTTCATCATTAACGACAATCTTAAAATTGAGAAGTTCTAAGTTTAATCCGGTAGCCTTCGGGCTACCATAATACACACGATTATGAAAGCAGATTTAGTTTTAGTTATCAGTCCCGAAGCTCCACTGATGAAACAACTGGGCAAAGTGTTGGGCAAGCTATGTAGTATGTGCGATTTTACCACCATAGAGAGGGGTGAAAAGTACATCACCATACAGCATGATGAAACAGGGCTTGTAGTGGCTTATACGAGTGAAGAAAAATTGAATGCGAAAAATTGAATGCGAAACATTAAATATTGATTATTATGGGTGAAATAGCAGATAGTTTAATTAGTGGTGAATTTGATTGCATCACAGGTGAGTATTTAGGTGAAGCGGTTGGCTATCCAAGAACGCTTGCTTATGGCAGACGCGAATACATGCCACCAGTTGAAAAGAAGCCTACCAGCAAGGCGAATGTGTGTATCTCAAACATGTGCAAAGACAGAGGTTTCAGTAACCATGAAAAGGTTGAATTAGTAGCCAAATTCTTGTATAGCAAAGGTTACAAACAATTGCCTAATCTATCCCATCAGTATAAAATCATTCACAGCCAGTACAAGAATGATTTTAAAAAGTTTTTGGTTGAACAAGTAAAGCAAAGAAAGGATGAATAATATCTTCACAATATGCTATTCAGAAGAAGAAGCAAATGAAATTGGACATTTCATAATGTGAAAAGGCTATGAGGGGGTTCAAAATGATAGCTATAGATATTGCCGTGAAGCGATTTGGTGGGCTTTCAAACAAGCTAAAAGGCATCATTTAAATTGCATCTACGTTGGCGTTGCAGGTTGCCAAATGACTGTATCAAAATCAAAGCGAGGTCTTAGACGAAACGGTCTTAAATACATAGAGAAAAGGCGAATGTTTTACAAATTACTAAGTAAGTATTGATAAATGATTATGAACTCAATTAACGACGAAAGAGGTTGCAGCGTATGCCAGCCCGGTAAAGAGAATTACACTACCTACACAACGAAGTTAGGCAGAAAGAGAGTGAGAATGTACCAGTACGACTACCGTACTGAAAGTGGTGAACTCTTTGCTTGTTGTGCGCCTACCTTAGAGGCGTGTAGAGAAAGACGGGACAAATGGTTGGACGCTAAAAATAAATCAGTATGTTGACAATAGAAATACCAAAATCAAATAGAAGAAAATCCGAGGAAGACGCACTTGCATCTTTCATCCTCTCGGAAATCAAAGAGAAAGGTGAATGTGTTTACTTTCATTATGGCGTAGGATGGGGAAATAACTGGCCTCATTGTTGGGCAAAAAATACTGGAAGTGACGCTAAAGACAGACACCAAATTTCGGAGTTGGCGCACGATAATGTCATAAGAGCATTTATAGACAAGGGCTATTCTGTCGAGTATAGAAGTGAAATAGCCGCCGGAAGATATGTGATTATCAAAGGATAGCTACAATGGAAATGAAAACGAAAACAAGTAAAGTCACGTTTCTACTCCGTTCCAAAAATCTGCAAAAAGCATTATCTATCTTTCCCACTTTTCATATTAACGTTCATCAAAGAAGAATGCAAGACTTTACAGGTTACCAGTGAAATACTTTCCTGTAATTCTTTATCTTACCAGCAATTCGGCATTGATATCAACAAAGGAATTATAACACACATAACAAAGTATTGACAAGCCGTGTCAGTACTTTGTTTTCCTCATTTTTCCCCTTAGCTCCCTTATTAAGTACCTTCGTTTCTGTAACGCAAAAAAAAGCAATTATGGAAATTATTTACAGAAAACTAGAGGAACTGAAGAAACTGGAAAACAATCCAAGAACTATTTCGGATGAACAGCTAGACAAACTTAAAGAGTCAATCCGAAACAATCCGGATTATTTCGAAGCCCGACCGATCATCCTGTCAGACCGTACTGGCGAATTGATCATTATAGCCGGAAACCAAAGGTATGATGCCTGCATATCGCTAGGTATGCAACAAGTACCGACCGTTCTTATTCCCAACCTGACCGAGGAAAGGGAACGTGAGCTAATCATACGTGATAACGTTAACAACGGACAATGGGACATAACCAAGTTGTTTGACTGGGATTGTAACGAGTTGCTTAATTGGGGTATGGAAGGCATCAGCTTTCCTGATCCGACAGATTTTTCAGAAGATATAGAAGACAGTCATAATGTACTCAAGAACGCAAACTATGAAGCCGGAGCTCATATCAAATATTTAGTATTTGAGGGGTATAAGATTCCAGTCAGTGAAAGCGAACTGGAAGCACTGAAAGCACGGGCTTCTGAATATTTGGATGAGAACGGTGTAATGGTTGGTTTTGTTAATAATCTACTTGGCTTATGATGGAATACATAGACATATCAATATTGAACCCGGCAGAATATAACCCACGCCTGCTCACTAATGAAGCACAAGAAGATTTAAAAAAATCCATCAAGGAATTAGGCATTATCAAACCGATCATCATACGTCAATCGGATAAACGTATCATGGCAGGACACCAACGTACAAAGACAATGAAGCTGCTTGGGTATACCCATGTTCCAGCCTTTATTCTTGACGGTGTAAACTCCACCGATGAAGTAAGGTTCAACCAACTTCACAACTATGCGGAATGTGAGTTGTCGGAAATCCAACCAGAAATCAATGTAAGTCTTCCTAAAGGAACAGAAGGATTTTATACTGTATCCAACAAAGATATCTCCATTCTTTCCAAAGGAGGAAACAACTCACGTGTTGTTGACCTTACGAAAATGATTCTCCGTTACGGCCAGTTTGCAAATGCCGTATGTGACCATACCGGGAAAGTGATCATCTCAACAGTATATGCCAAAACGGTAAAACTATTAGGTATGGACCTACTTGCATATGTCCTTCCAGAAGGGAAAGAAGAAATCGCGCTCAAATACTTCTCTAAGGAATATGGAGTGTTCGAGTATTCCCATCTGGAACGAAAGACCTATATACAGTCTTTTGCCCAAAAGGCACGGCTACGGCAAAAGAACGGGGCTCCAAGCAAGCGTAGCCATTCAACGTTGTATGAAACGCAGGTTATACCATACATCACCAAGGATATGCGCATACTCGATTTCGGTGCCGGACAAAAGGATTACGCAACCATGCTGAAGAAAAAAGGCTATCTCATTGACGCAATTGAATTCTTCCACCGCAAAGATGGAGAGGACATCATTGATGAAAAGGAAATCAGGCAAGACTGTGCTTCCATATGCAAGACCTTGTCGGACTACGGGCTGTACGATGTGGTTGTGTGCGATAGCGTGTTGAACTCTGTAAACTCAGAAGAGGATGAAAAGAATGTCTTACTTTCGTTATCAGCATTATGCAAGCCCGGAGGAATGATATTCTGGTCTGGCATTCCGCTGCTGTTCGCCCAGAAATCATCTGAACGCAAGGAAACACACGACCATCGTTCTAAAGCCGTATTTCTTGACGCAAAGAACTTCACAGCCAACTTCCGTTTTGGTGAATGGTACTTCCAGCATTATCATTCCACAGCTGACATCATCAGATTAAACACAGCTTACATCGGAAAGGATTTTAACATATTCGATAAAAGAATGAAGATAAGCCCAGAAAAAGAGTTAAGAGGTTCGTCATTTCAAGTAGCATCAACCAACGGAAGGAGCGCAAGTAAGAATGATTATCTGAAAGCGTTGCAATATGAATTCACACTTCCTCTTCCCAATAATCGCAAATGGGATTTGGACAAAGAAATTATACCAATCTTTAAAACACTATAAACAATGGCAGCACCTAAAGGAAATCAGTTTTGGATGTTACGCAGCAAGCATGGCAGGGATAAACTCTTCGCCACGCCTGAAGCGTTATGGAAGGCGGCGTGCGAATATTTCCAATGGTGTGATGAAAACCCATGGACAACAAGAAAGGCTATACAACGTACCATGCCTGTTAGACGCAAAAAAGGTAAAAGAACAGAAACTGTTAATGAACAGCAAACACAACAAGAAGTTTCACCTACACAGCGCCCCTACTCTCTCACCGGATTATGTATCTATCTAGGTACTTCATCACGTTGGTGGAGTAGCTTCAGAAGTGAATGCATGAAAAAAAATGATGAAGATTTTTTGCACGTCATCGCGCGGGTGGAAGAAACCATCGAGACTCAACAATTTGAAGGAGCCTGTGTTGGCGCTTTCAATGCAAACATTATAGCCCGAAAGCTAGGGTTGTCCGACAAACAGGAAGTGGATCATACAACACAAGGCAAACCCTTCAACGGATTTGACTTTCTTCCCTATACTCCCGAAGCTGACAAATTGAAGTGATATGGAGCAAAAGGTTAACTTAAAACAGCGATTGGCATACAATTTTCTTCGTGACAGCAAAACGAAATTTTTATTGTATGGTGGTGCCGGAGGTGGTGGTAAATCATGGCTAGGCTGTGAATGGCTGATGCAATGTGCCTACTATCTTCCCGGTACTCGCTGGTTTGTTGGCCGAAATAATTTGAAGGATAGCCGTGAGTCCGTTACCGTGACCTTCAATAAGGTAGCATCTTCTCACAGCTTCACGGCATACAAGACAACAAATGAAGGGATAGCCTTCAACAACGGAAGTGAAATCGTTTATATTGACTTGACGTATTATCCGGTGAAAGATCCGATGTATGAACGATTGGGGTCTAAGGAATATACAGGAGGATGGATAGAGGAAGCTGGTGAAGTTCACTACCTTGCCTTCGAAGTCTTGAAAACCCGTATCGGCCGCCACATGAACGATGTATACCATGTACCCGGAAAGATACTTATCACCTGCAACCCGAAGAAAAACTGGCTATACCGTGAATTCTACAAGCCCTGGAAAGAAGACAAATTACAAGCTCCTTATGCATTTATCCAAGCTTTGGTACAGGATAATCCTTGGGCAACAGAAGACTACATAGAAAGTCTTCGGAACACAAAAGACCGGGTAACAAAGGAACGCCTATATTTCGGCAATTGGGAGTATGATAATGACCCGACTGCCCTGTGTAACTACGACGCTATCTGTGATTTGTTCACAAATGAGTTCATTGCTCCTGCAGGTGAATCTACCGGTTCTGCAGACCTTGCAATGAAGGGACGAGACAGATTTATCGCCGGTCATTGGAAAGGGAATGTGTGTTTTATCAAACTGGATCAGGAATACAGTACTGGAAAATCCATTGAAACAGACCTGAAGCGGATGATGATAGAATGCTCTATTCCTCGTAGTAAGATGATTGCGGACTCTGACGGATTGGGGAACTATCTTGAAAGCTATCTGAACGGTATCAAGGAGTTTCATGGAGGAGCACGACCTATTAATCCTGAATTTGACAATTTGAAATCAGAGTGTGCCTTCAAACTGGCTGAGATGATTAACAACCGATTGCTTCGTATCGTATGCACGGAAGCACAGCGGGAACGGATCATTGAAGAATTGTCAGTTCTCAAACAAGCACATATTGATGCAGACACACGGAAGAAAGGAATAATCAGCAAAGAAAAAATGAAAGAAATATTAGGTTATTCCACAGATTACCTTGATATGCTGATAATGGCAATGATATTCCGCATCAAACCAACCCCCAAACGACCAAAAGCAAAAATAGGACAGATATGACAGTAAAAGAATTTTTGACAATAAGCAGCATTGCCATCGAACCTGAGGTTATCAGGACCAAGTTGAATGAACTGAGAAAACCTTATCAACTAGGGCAGTATAAAACACCAGACACCCTAAACGACATAAATATGGGAGAACTGATGCAACTGCAATCCATCGAAACAGAACACGATATCTTGTTCGTTCCCTGTACTGTACTGATGGGGCTGAGTAAACGCTATATATCCCAACTTCCAGCTACCGATGTACTAGGATTCGTACAATGGGTGGCCAAAGAAGTCGAACGAATAAATAAACTATTCGCATCGACTAATGTACCACCCACACCCGAAGAGAAGCAAGCAGGATCCGAATTGCTGAATTTCGGACCTTTCGGCATGATTGATTACTATGCGCAGCGCATGGGTATCACTGATCATGCAGAAGTAGACAGCGTGCCATGGGTCAGAGTATATAAATGTCTTGACATGGACGCCAAAAGAGTAAGATTCGAACGTAGATTAAGAAACATATTAAGTAAGAAGAAATGACGGTAGAGCAAAAAATTAAAAAGATAGTAGACTCCATGGAGGGTGTAAGTTACCTTTTTGACAACTGGCAAACAGCCAATATAAGACTGGACAAGATTAAATTGCCGGCAGTGCTTAATCTCCTTCCTGTAAGCGGAACTTTTAATCTAGGCAGACAGCAGTTAAGAGACTGCCCTAACTGTATGATGGCATTCATGGATAAAACCAAGTTCGATTTTGATGGCACAGAAAATGATGCAGTGATAGAAGGATGCAAGAATAAAGCCAAGGAATTCATATTGCTATTGAACAGGAGTGGGATGTTCAAAGAAATATCAGGAGATATCCCTTATTCTGTTTTCTATGACAAGCTGGATGTTAATGTAACCGGAATAGTTATCCAACTTAAGTTAGAAGAGATAATGGGTACTGTTATTTGCAACAAGAGCGTGAAAGAGATTGTATATGGCAACAGAAACTAAAGCCGAAACCCTAAGGATAATAGGCGAAGAGCTGGAAGCGTTACGCAAGCGAATTATAGCCAACCATGAAGCAGCCGGACAAGTAGCCAGCGGAAGGACAAAGGGCAGTCTGAAAGTAGAAATGTCGGAGGACGGAGGCGTTTTGTGGGGCAGGCAGGCATTCGCGGTACTAGAAACCGGACGTGGACCAGGGAAAGTTCCGAAAGGATTTTACAAGATTATCCGCCAATGGGTGGAAGATAAAGGTATACAAGTAAAGAAGCCCGATTCCTTCGCCTACCTTGTCGCTAGAAAGATAGCCAAGGAAGGAACGGAACTATACCGAAACAGGAAACATGAGGAAATCTATTCCCGTGATCTAGAAAATACCATGGACAATATAGCCAGCAGGGTATCGACTATATATGAAACAGAAGTTGAACATATAAATCTGAATTTCGACAATGAGAACACATACGATAGATAATACAACAATTGAATATCCTGACCAAATAGGATTCTGCTTTAATCCTGTGATAATAAATATCCTTGGCGGAAACTATCAATCTGTTACTGCAACGGTAACAGACACCACCACAGCCACATCAGATAGAGAGAACAGAGCGACGTTCGGTGGTTCCTGCTTCTTTGACCTATCATTCTATACGCAGAGCTATTTTGACGAATACAGAGAAGTCGATTACAAGTCAGCTCACGCCGAAGATAGTAAGTTAGGACGTCTGTTTAGCATAGAGCTTGATATGTATAACGAATCAGGAACACTTGAAAACAGCTTCCAGTTCAACGTATTCATATTGTGGGGAGCCAGTAAGGTTGGAGAGCAGTATAATGGAAGCCGAGTGCTGACATGGTTCAAGAACTACCCATTCTCTGTAGGCTTATACTCTGCAACATCAGGGAATGTAAAAGTAACTATAGATGGTTCCGAAAGCTCCCCTATCGCATTATCAGGACAAAATGCATGGAATATCATTCTTGCTGGAATAGATGCTTCAGACAAGGTGGAATTTTATCTACCTGGAAGTAATACGACAGCATCTGTTTTTGACCACACCTTTGATTTCACCTTCCGAGGGCTGCTCAATATGGCCACAAAGATCACTTGTAAGGTTGACAATTCAGACTGTGGAATATACTTGAGATGGATCAACCGCCATGGAATGTGGTGTTACTGGCTATTCATGCAAGGAGACGAGACTTCGCAGGTATCCAATGACGGAGAGTTCATCAGAAACAATATGCAGGATTACAGTTACAAGAACGGATACCATGGAGGTAGCGGACGAAAGCAAAGGAAAATGGAGGAAACGACACTTCCCGTATGCGCTCCATTAATAGACAGCATAACTTATGACTTCCTTTACCAAATGGCCACATCTCCTGTTGTTGATATGTTCATGGGCTATGATGATAACGGTAACGCCAAATGGATGGCTATAAATGTGTCTGTGGGAAATTTCATCAAACAGCGGGTATCACTGCAAGACTTTGAAGCGAACATTATATTACCTGAAACTAACGTGCAAAGCTTATGAGAAATGAATTATTATATGTCGGTGCCAACAATAAATTAGTAGATATGGACGACAGCACCAATATCACATTAAAATACAAGAATAATATATTCACCGATATAGGCAAAATTGTAAGTAACACAAGCTACACTATTAAACTTCCAAACACAGTGAGGAATCAGTCTGCATTTCTTCACGCAGACCTGCCATCCTGCCAATATTCCGTTGCTTCATTTTACCTTGACGCTAGATATATAAGAAACGGAGTAGAAATTATCAAAGGGGCAAAAATATACTTGATAGGCACGTCTGATGTGTTTGAAACCGCATTAATATGGGGAAACGCAACACAATTTTCAAATATTGCCAATGGAGAAAAAAAACTGCAAGATTTAAAAGAACGTTGGCATTATGAAAGCCAAGGGGATGATCCATTCCCTGATTATTACATCGAATGGAATAGCGGAAAGAACGTAAGCCAATATGAGAGCCATGGAGATTTCTTTTTCCCAAAAGTAAATTACAATATACGTTCAGCCGATAAAGACTTATCCTATCATCCGGCAGTTAAAGCAACATGGATTCTAGAACATATATCACTTGACAATGATGTGATATTCATTTTTCCAAGTGAACAGCAAGCAGTCTTGAACAAGCTGTTTATCCCATTGCTGACAAGAAATGACGGGTTGGAATTCTCCCAAAAGAATGAACTGTGGTTGAATGCAAAATATTACATTAACCAAGGAACCGGGTCTATTGAACTTTACTTCGAAAACAAAGAATATTCATCCTATTATGGAACGGTAAATAAAAGCTCGCTAAGCGAAGGCACATTCATTAGTGGAATAAAGACAAAAGGAAACTCCATAAAGCTCAATGCTTCAGGCAAAGTATCAATACATACTTTAACTTCTTTCTATCCCAGCAATGCAGCCATGATAGCTTATTATATTGAGAACGGAGAGAACAATGAAATATTCAACATAGGATATACGGATATAATAAGCAATGGAGGAAACTCTTACAATATTACGTTTGAGTTCGAAGGTGTAGAGTCTGACTCAGTAAACAAAGGTACAGATATCCGGTTTGGATTCACAAATATCGGATTTATTGCAGACGTATCAAACGGTGTAGATGGAACCATAAATCTAAGAATGGAAAACAGCCTTGTATCGCCCAAGCAACCAGACGAAAGTATTCTTAACGGGAATGGTCATTACCCCATTATACCAAATTTGCCAGATATGACACAGCTTGATTTTATTAAAGCAATATCTACCATGCTAGGCGTGTTTGCATATCCTATTGAAGGCACGAACATTATAAGATTTATGTCTGTCGATGATATCATAAAGAAAAAAGAACAAGCGTACAATTGGACTAGACGGGTAATGGCATCGTATATGGCCAACAAGCCTAAAGAAATGAAATTCACTATCGATGGCTTTGCACAAAGAAATATGCTTAAATACAAAGACGATGATACGGTAAAAGGCAACTACAGTGGAGAAATTACTTGCTTGATCAGCTCATTAGAGAAGTCTAGAGAAATGGCAGAGTTAAAATTTGCAGGATGCGACATGAGAGGAATTACAGCATTCATACGATTGTACAAATATGACGGGGAGGGAAAGGCTGAACTGCAAAAAGTTCAACCAAGAATACTTCTCGAGGAAAACAATGGAGGTCTATCAAATGGAACCTTCACACAATTGTCGTTCACAGATATCATAAAAAGATTCTACACAAGCTTTCAAAATGCAGTGTATACTCCCAAAATCATTAAAGAAAAAATAGAAATAACAGAAAAAGACTTGAGAGACTTAGATATGACTACTCCAGCATATCTGGCCCAATATGGGAAATATTATGCAATTCTATCCGTTACAGCAGAAAATACAGGAATAGCAAATGTTGAATTATTACAATTAGACATCTAAAATTATGGCAGACAAAGTAGAAAAGATACTTGATATCAAAGTGAATCATGAAAAGGCTATCAAGGCAATAGCAAAGTATCAGACGGATATAGAAAACGCCAGGAAGGCAGAGGCGGAACTGAAAGAGCAGTTAAATAAAAACGCCATATCCCGGCAGCAGTACAATGAGGAAATGGCGGCATCAAAAGCCTACATCAATGACTGCAACGATTCGATACGGGTAATATCGAAAACGATACAGAACCAGCTCAAGCAGGAGAAGGCACAAGAAAACAGCCTTGTTTCTCTCCGTGCCAAACTGTCAAACCTAACGGCTGAATACGATGCTTTATCCGAAGCGGAACGAAATGCAGATAAAGGCATGAACATAAAAAACAGAATTAATGAGGTTACTGATGCTCTAAAGGGCGCTGAAGAAGAGACACAGCGGTATTACCGAAATGTTGGCAATTACAAGGAAGCTATAATGGAAGCCGCCAATGCCAATATCCCGTTCGTGCAGCAGATAAATGTAATGGTGACCTCCTTGGGTGGAGTAAGAAATTATTTGTCTGGAGTAAAAACAGAAATGCTTACTGTTTCGACCACCACAACCGGCTGGATTAAAGTTTTGAAACTGTTGAAAGTTGCTCTACTTGGAACTGGTATTGGAGTATTAATTGTAGCTTTAGGATCTTTGGTATCATGGTTCACCAAAACACAGAAGGGCGTGGAAGCAGCCAATAAAATAATGGGGGCTCTGGGTGCCACTGTAAATGTCTTAATAGACCGGGCAGGCAAGTTGGGAAGTGCTTTAGTGAATCTGTTTACCGGGAACTTCAAACAGGCGGGGAATGATGCCAAATCCATATTCGCTGGTATCGGTGATGAAATAGTCAATGAAACCAAACAGGCGTGGAAGCTGGCAGAAGTCTTGAATGAGATAGACAAGAGGGAAGTCATGCTGTCCATGTCACGTGCCGCTAACCGAGCTGAAATTGAGAAGCTGAAAAAAGCTGCAGATGACCAAACCCTATCCACACAGGAACGTATTAAAGCTGCGGAAAAAGCTGCGGAAATTGAGAAGAAGGACCTTGCCGTACAGACAGAACTAGCAGAAGCAAGACTGGCTAACACCCTTGGATTTACCGAGATGAACAATGAAGTACGCAAGTTGATGGAGCAGATTAAAGCTGGTGATATTACAGCCGATGAAGTAATAGGAAAACTTGGGTTATCAGATAGTACGATAGAAGACCTTAAAGTGTTCCGTGACCAATTCAACGAACTTCAGGAGCTAATGGAAGATAGCTACGGCCGTCAGACAGAGCAGCAAAACACCCTAAACTCTATCCGCCAGGAAGGTGCAGACAAAGCAAAGGAAGCAAAACAAACAGAACTGGAAGCAGTAAGGGCAGCAGAAGATGCTATGCTTGCCTTGGTGAAAGACAAAAGAGAACAAGCACGGAAAGAGATTGAATTGAACTATTCCCGGCAGATTGAGGATTTGCAAATCAGTTTAAAGCAAGAAGAGAACCTTACCGCCAAGGCTCGTGAAGCCATCAACGCCAAAATAAAGGCTTTGGAACAACAAAAATCTATGGAGCTTAGCAAGCTGTCCGATGAGGAGCTGAAAAAAGAACTGGAGAACCGTTTAAAAATGATATCCCTGCAATTGGAATCGGTCAAGGAAGGCAGCGAACAGGAATACCAGTTAAAGATACAACAATTACAAGCACAACAAGAGGCGGAACTCTCCAGCACAGAACAGACCGAAGAAATGAAACTGGCCATTAAAGCAAAGTACAATACCAAGATAGACGAACTGGCAACAGCTCATGAGCAGAATATTATCAACAAGCAAAAGGAAGCCATGCGCATACGCTTTGAAACGGAAATCGCACAAGCATATGATAACGAAGAGGAAATTCTTCGTATAAGGATGGAACAAAAGAAAGCAGAGCTCGATAGCCTGCAGCAAATGGAAGGTGAAAGTATAGAAGCATTCAATCTTCGCAAGCTGGAAGTACAGAATGCTTATCTGGAATCCAAAAAAGAACTGAGCGATAAGGAGATTGAAATAGAACAAGCTAAATATGAGGCAATGGAACAGGTGACAAATGGTCTTGTAGCTCTCACAGAACAAATTGGGGAGTCTGACAGAGGGTTTGCTATGGCAAGCAAAATGTTGGCTTTGGCAGAGATCGCCATCAATTCAGGTAAGGCGATCGCAAAAATGGTATCCGCTGAATCAGGGAAAGGTATTCTTGGTATAGCTACAATGGCATCAGGTATTGCAACAATCCTTTCTAACATTGCAAATGCTGTTAAGATAGTAAAAAGTGCTAAATTTGCAGAAGGTGGTTTGGTTACAGGACCGGGGACAGGAACGAGCGACAGTATTCCGGCACAGTTGTCGAATGGAGAATCCGTTATAACCGCCAAAGCTACGTCCATGTTCGCCCCTATCCTATCATCCTTCAATATGATGGGTGGAGGTGTACCTATTAATGTAACAGCAACGAATAATCAAACTTTAGGCGAAGATATGCTGGCCAGAGCAGTCGCCAAAGGAATGATGATGGCTCCTGCCCCTGTCGTTTCTGTAGAAGAGTTTACTTCAGTTGCGAATAGAATTAAATACATAGAAGAAAGCGGTAGTTTATGAAAGCATACGAACTATTATATATAAACAGGAACACTCTTAGGATAATGTCTGAAATGTCATTAGATGCATCAGATATTAAATACCTAGAAATGTATAAAGACTACACCCGTCTTACGGCTGAAGGTCATAAAAAGGCATATATCATGCAGTACCTGGCAGATGAATACAGCATTTCAGAAAGGACCATCTATAGAGTCATTGACAGGTTGTCCGTTGACGTTTCAATTCAATAAGGGGGAAGATTATTCTTCCCCTTATTTTTTTACTGACAAAGCGTGTCAGTGCTATTGTGTTCTGAAATTCTTATAGCCATATACCGTTTTTTACCTTTGCTTCAAAATAGATTATATATGGCGAAATTATACATCAACAAAGATATTGTTGCGGATAAAGACAAAATGGAAAATTGGTATCTAACTGGTGAAGAGGGATTGTCTTTTCCCGATATTCAAAATTTCCTATCTTGGATAGATCCGAATGACCACGTTATTGATATTGAGATACATTCATGCGGTGGTGATGCCGTTGAAGGGTATGCCATTTATGACGCCTTACGTGCTTCAGGAAAGCAAATCAGCTGTACTGCAGTAGGACGATGTGCATCCATGGCAACCGTGATATTATTGGCCGCTGCAAAAGAAAGACGTTTTGCTTATCCACATGCAAAGTTTCTTATTCACAAGCCTTATATGGCTTCATACGATGGAGACCTTGATCTTGAAACCCTAGAATCAATAAAATCAAACTTGGAGAGTGAAAAAAACAAGATGCTAGCTTTGTATGTAGAACGCACAGGATCGGAAGCCTCAGTTATCGAAGCCCAAATGAATAAAGCCGGTTGGTTTGGTGGTGAAACAGCCAAACAATTAGGTTTTATCACGACCGTTCTTATGCCTACAACTGCCAAAGGGAGAACTTACACATTTAATAACAAAAAAATGAACAAAGAAAAAGAAGTAACAGTGAAGCAGACTATCATAGACAGGCTGCTGGCCAAATGCGGCTATCAAAAAATTGAAGACGTACAGGTCGTATCTATGGAATTGACAAATGCCGAAGGTAACACGCTTACCGTGGAAAGAGATGAAGGTGAACCCCAAGTAGGAGATACAGCAAGTCCCGATGGCGAACATGTCATGCCTGACGGAAAGACTATCATTGTGACAGATGGCGTTATTACAGAAATTAAAGATCCTGATGAATTGGAAGAGGATGAAGTGAAAGCTTTAAAAGCCCGTATAGAAGAGTTGGAAACTGAGAATGCTTCTCTAAAGACGAATGCCCGTACCATTGAGGACAACAAGATTCTGAACGCAGTCCGTATGGCCGGGGGCGAAAACTGGCTGGCAAAACATTGTAGTACTTATAAAGTGTCAGCTCGTACCCAAACGTTCAACAAGGGTATAAAAGGAGTAGAAGAAAATGAAACGCCTATTCAGAGAAAATTTCGTGAAGAAAGAGAAAAAAGAAACAACAAGTAATAAAAGGAGGGGAAATGCCTATTTTAGATTTTGACAAACTTACACCTGATAATCAGGCTGTAAAAGACTTGAAAGACCTTATTCAGTTAACAGTCTTTCAAAACGAGGACATGGAGCGTTTTATGACGTTTATGCCCAATGTGACTAACGGTAAAAAAGCAGGTTTTATCGGTGAAATGGAAGATATCGGAGTAGCCGGCTCCGGATGCGACCCTGAATATAAAAAAGTGGCTATCGCTGCCGCCCAAAAGGAATGGGAAATCGGGGATTGGCAAATTCCTTTGGAAATGTGCTATACAGACTTGGAAAACACCATTGCCAAGTACTGCCTTAAAACGGGAACAAATATAGGAGACCTGACATCGACCGAATATATGGACGGTATTGTACTGCCGAAGCTGTCTGAAGCTATGATGAAAATGATGTGGCGTTTTACATGGTTTGGAGATAAATCAGCAGCGTCTGTCACTGGAGGTGGTCAAATCACTGACGGAGTAAACATCGAACTATTTAAAACATGTGACGGTTTTTTCAAACGTCTGTTTGCCATCTGTACCAACAATGCCGAACAGCACACTGAAATTGCAGCCAACGCAGAAGAATCATATGCATTACAAAAATCAAAGATGAAAGAAACAGGCATTGCCACATCAATATTCGATGCGATGTTGCAAGATGCCGACAGCCGGATTTTCCAAAAAGACGGATGCGCAATTTTCGCCACCAAGTCAATGTGCGATGCTCTGACTCACGATATGAAAGAAAAGTACAAGGTAATCATGCCCTGGGAAGTTGTATTTGACGGTGTAGAGGTCAGCAAATACGATGGAACAACCATCGTTAAATGTTCCATTTGGGATAGATTTATTCAAGCCTATCAGAACAACAAAACCAAACTTAACTTACCGCATCGTGCTGTTTTATGTTCTCCTGAGAACTTGATGTATGGATGTGAGGGCACCGAACCGATGTCGGACTTGGATATCTGGTTTGATAAGAAAGCCCGCAAGAACTACATTTATTCAACAGGAAAATTAGGTTCCATGATTGGCGAAGATGAGTTGGTACAGGTAGCATACTAACGAAAAAGAGCAAATATGGCAATATGTGATATAACAATCAAAAAGGACATCGCACCATCGTGCGATGATCCTATCGTTCCCGGGCTGGAACAGGAAGGTGTGATAATGAATCGCGCAGACGTGGATTTCGGTGCGGTTACATTCAACGCAACCCGTAAGAATGTGATCGAAACTCTTGCACTGAAAACAGGTAAAAAAGGTTACAAGGTACAGGTATTCGGTGCAACCCCCTTTACTGGTACCAATACAACCTTGGCAACAGGAACCTATCGTAACACGTTTACTAACACAGTGAACATGGTTGTATTAGCAAATGACCCCGATGTATGCAATGACATTATTGACGGGCTTGCTAACGGTGATTTTGTCGTTGTATTGGAAAATAAAGCCAAAGGGTTAAATAAAACCGAAAATCCGGGAGATTCAGCTTTCCAGGTTTACGGTTACTACCAAGGTTTGAAAGCCGCAGAGATCGGCAATGACAAGTATTCCGAAGAAACGGAAGGGGGATGGAATATCTCTTTGCAAGAAACCAAGGTTCCCAAATCAGCATTATTCTTGTACAAAACATCTTACGATGCGACAAAAACGCTTGTTGAAACACTGACAAAACCAACTGAATGATTATGGAGTTAGAAGAAGTGGTTGATAAATTAAAGGAGCTAGGAGAACTTCCCTCCTACTCCTCTTCTGATAAATCGGAGATAGAAAGATTGTACAAGGAAGTATTAGGAAAAGAATTCACCAAGACATCGTGTAACGACTGCTATCGCGATGCTGTAATCGAAATGACTGTTTACATCAAAAAGAATAACCGTATGAAAGAAAAATGTAATTATATATTAAAGAATGGTGTCCTGCTTCAACCGGAGTTCGGAAGCAATAAAATGTACACTAATGACAACCTCACTGATGAAGTTGCTGAAAAGTACCTTGCCAAAAATCCGAAAGGTGAAATTTATTTCGCCCATGTACCTACGGACTGGAAAGAACGTGTTAACAAATGTGGATACAATCAAAGCCTGCTTGATTCAATGGTAGAATCATTACAAGACGGAGTTTCTGAAGAATCCGTGGCTGACACGTTGAAAGATTTCCAAATCAACGGCAAGAAAATCAGTAAAAAAGTTCTGAATCTGCATCTAAGCAAGGCCATTGAAATTGTGAACGCAATGAATGGAGAAGGCGAAGATAAAGTTGAATAAAAGAAATAAAGGACGAACGTAAACCTCGCGAATATGAGAGTAAGAGATCTAAAAAAGAAAAGCAGTAACCGCATTGATACAAGCTATTTACAAAATCTAGGAATTCAAGCCTACGGACAGGACAACCTATATCCGCAGACATTAAAGAATATCATTGCTGCAAGCTCTACTGCATCTGAATGCTCAGACCGTTTCGCTGACTTCATTGAAGGAAACGGATTCCGTGAGGTTGCTTTTTCCAAATATGTAGTCAATCGAAAAGGTGACACATTGGATGATGTGCACATGTTACTATGTAAAGACATGTCCGAACTCAATGGAATAGCAATCCATGTTAACTACAATGTTTTCTGTGAGATAGTGGAGATGCAGCACGTACCATTTGAAAATTGCCGTCTGACAGAAGAAGATGAAAACGGTTATGTGGCAAAAATAGCAGTACATCCAGACTGGAGCGGAAAGAAGACACGTAAAGGGAAAGCTCTGCAGGTCAAGAAAGAAAACATCGACTATATAGATGTTTTTAACCCTCAAAAAGATGTTATACTGGCTCAAATAGAAGCTGCCGGAGGCATTGAATACTACAAAGGTCAAATCCTATGGGTGTCAATGGCCGGGAAAAATACTTATCCAGTCGGAAAAGGTGACCGGGTAGCTACAGAGATGAGTACCGATGAAGGTCTGTCCAATGTCAAGTACAGAAATGTACGAAATAATTTCTTCCCTGGCGCTATGATATTCACCAAAAAGGGATCGAACATAACCTTTGACGAAGAAGGCAACGAAGTGAAAGATACAGACGATGATGACAGTTTCTCAAATACACTCATCCAGTTGCAAGGTGATACGAATGCAGCAAAGATCATGGAAGTTACTTTAGAAAACGATGAGGAAAAGCCTGAAATAGTAAATATGAACTCACAAAATTACGACAAAGAATTTACCGTTACTGACGCAAGTGTGGTTGAACGTATTTATTCAGCTTATGGCCAAGAGCCATGGTATTGCATCCGTATTGGTAAAGTCGGATTCTCAGGCGATATTTTGGAAGATGCTTTCGAGTATTACAATTCTATCGTAAGCAAGCAACAGCGCTTAATAGAGCGTACCTTTAGCCGTATATTCAGCTATTGGTATGAGGTAGTCAACCCCTCTAATGATTATAGTGTTGAACCATTAAAGTATGTACGAAATGCAGCAGTATCTAATAACAACAGATGAGGTATCGGCTTTGTCTCGCGGAATGTCTGTACATCTCGATCCTGACAAGATAGAAACCTACATCCGTGAGTCGGAGAATATCTACATCAAATCAGCGTTGGGAGACGAACTGTTCCTTGACGTGAAAAAAAATCCTGAAAAATACCAGCTACTGCTTGACGGAGGTACTTATGAAACTAAATGTAAAAAGAAGATAATCATCACTGGACTTCGCGTAGCTTTGGCTTATTATACCTATGCCTGTATTGTCAAAAATGGAGATGGGAATGTATCCCGTTTCGGCTTCGTAAACAAGGAAGGTGAATATAGCAGTCATACAGTATTCAAGGAAAAGATGATGGTGTATAGCGATGCATGTAGTATAGCTGACCGCTACCTGAAAGAATGCGTGCTTTACCTAAAAGAATGCGGTATGCCACTTTATAACGGTGAAGGGAAATTAAAATCTAATAGAACTGTTTTTCGTGTAATAGGAGAATGAGCGATTCTGTTGACATATTAAAGAAACTGGCTCTTCAAGTAAGAAACGCATCTACAGAAGGAGAGAATACAGCTGAAAGAATTGGGCGCATATTTATCGGGATTCTAGAAAACATGGATAATTCTGATATAGAAAAGCTCACCAAATACTTTTTACGCAAAGATAAAGAAGACACTGCCAATGAGCTGATCACGTTTTTGAAAGGTCTTTTCATTGGTAAGAACGGTAGTGGAATTACTGTACTTGAGAACGGTATGTCACAGGCTGTTGTTGATTATCTGTATGTCAAGGTCAAAGCCGTTTTTGACGAGCTTGAAGTAAAGAAGAAGACGTATGTAGGTGGTGAGCAGGTGATTTCCCATGCAGGCATGAAATGCAACCGTGTGGATGAGTTGGATGATGTCTACCGTTGTTATTTCAAGGAAGAGGAAGACGGAATTGAGATAGAGAACCAGTTTACTCCGGGATCTCTCGCCATCGCACAGGAGTGCAATATCAAGACAGGCATTTCGCATCATGTCGGCAACCGCTATTACTGGCGGTTGGTCACAGCAGTAGGTGAGAATTATATAGACCTGTCCAAGACCGTGTGTGATCCTAATGTCGAGAACGATGTTCCGGTGGCAGGTGATGATATCGTGGGATTAGGTCATAAGACCGATATCACCAGACAGGCGGCGATAATTCTCTCTTCGGTGAACGAAGTTTCTCCGTCTATCATCATGTATCAGGGTATTAATGATTTTACCTTGACCGGGAAAGACGTTATATCTTTTGATTTTGACAAATCTACCGGCAAGGCCCGGATGAAGGTGTACGGAGATACGTATATTGGCGACAAGGACCGGACCACTTACATGGAATACACTCAGGATAAAGGTGTTGATATCAAGGGTATGTTCCATATCGAGCAGGGTTCCACCGGATGGCGTAACATGGAAGGGCTTCCGGATGAGATACAGGCGGCTGCCGATTTGGCCCAAAAGGCTCAGGATGCGATAGACAATGCGGCTGTCGGCTCGGTCAATCTGTTGCGTAACTCCGGGTTTACCGGAGATTATGAGAGTGAAACATTGTCCTCTGATACTCAATTGTCTGCTGATACCGATTTGTATAGTAAACAATTAAAGTATTGGACGGGTGTGGCTACCGTATCCGCGGACAGTACTGCCGGCTCTGGGTATTCTGCTGCAATCGGTAGTTTGTCCCAATCCGTATCATTGATTAAAAATGAGAACTATGTTATATCCTTTAAAGCTAAAGGTGTGTCTGTGGCTGTTTCGTGTGGTGATTTCAGCACAACTCAGCCTCTTACGTCCGGTTATCAAAGATACACTTTCAAGTTCGCATTTAACGGTACAGGTATTTTTATGCTTAGCGGTACCGCAACCGTTTGTGACCTTCAACTAGAAAGAGGGACCATTGCCACAGACTGGAAACCGTCCATTTTGGATAACGACAAGGCAACAGCCGGTTTTCAGTCAATCAATTATATCGCCAGTGCGATCAAGGATGGATCTGTGGATATTCTTGGCGGTCTGATATTGGCCAATATGATCCAGTTAGGCAACTACAAGGATGGCAAGATGCAGAAGGTCACCGCCGGAGTTAGCGGCATATACAATGACGATGATGATGTGGCATTTTGGGCAGGTGGCACGTTACAACAGGCTATATTGACCGTGATGAGGTTTCGTAATGATCCGAATTATCAACCCACCGATGAAGAATGGGCGAATATGGCGAACTTCGTTGCCACTCATGGTGGCGATACGTTCCTGCGCGGCTATATTTATGCCTTAGGTGGTAAGTTCAGAGGTGTGGTTGAAGCCTTGGGCGGATTTTTCCGCGGAAAAGTAGAAACATCTGTTGACGGGAAACGCATTGTCATTGATCCGGATAAAAATACTCTTGAAATGTACACGACTGAAGGACATACCACCTTGATATTAAGGTTCGACACATCATCGGACGGATGGGAATATGGTGATTTGATTTTGCGGAAATATGCAGGGGACCAATTGATACTAGAAACGACTGTATATCCGGAACGTATCAGAATACAGAATTATGTAGAAAATACGGATATTATTCTTAATCCCAATAACGTATCCTTTTATGGTTCCAACGGCGAAATGCTGCTGGTCGGGATGAAACCGATATACAACGGGGTGAATGTGTATAAGCATGTGGCCAATATTGATTGCAGTAATTGGCCGGGGAAAGATGATGTTTCGTCAGGTCAGGTATATGTGGAATATGAGACAGTAGAAGGAGTCGTGACAAACGGGACTTTAAAAGTAAAGAAGTGATATGGAACTGAATAGTATTAACAAAACGGGAACTTGGAGCGAAGCGGCAGACCGTCTTAACAACAACTTTAGCAAGACGTCCGCCGAAGTGGAGAAGGTCAAGCAGAACGGCATCCGCAACAAAGGCTTGTTCTCTAGTCTTAAATTGCTGGAAGAGGCTGTTCCATCTCCTGTTGTGGGTGACTGGGCTATTGTGGGGGATACCATACCGGGCCCTATATATGAATGCAAGATAAAGGGGAAATGGAGTCCTACAGGCACGACAGGAGGTGGCGGAAGTGTTGACTTGAACGGATACCTGACAGCCGAGGAGATAGACGATGTAACATCAATATTATAAGAGTTATGATAAGAATTAATTATCAGTCCGATTTTAAAATCATAGAGAAGAGCCTGAATGGAGATATAAATACTCCCTTCCGGTTTACTTACCGCACAGTCCTGTCGGGGTGTGTCGTTGCGGAGTTTGACGGGCACGGGTACAAGAACTGCCGCAGGCTTGATGATGGTGGTCTGCTGGTCATTTTTGACAGGCATGGACTACGTCCCGGCACTCTGTCGGTCAAACGCGAATACTATCTTTCCGATGCTGATTTTGCCGATGGCATCTGCAATCTTGTATCGGTGGAGAATACAGGTGTTATCCTCATTGCCGGAAAGACGGATGAGAGCACGGCGGAGATCATGTCCTATCCGGATTATGCCGCATACAATGCAGTGCAGAGCGTTCCTCTGTCAGAGAGGGAGTATGATGATGTGCTTTTTAATAGTTAAATAAATATACATAAAATAACAACAGTCCAAGTTCCCCCGGAACTTAGGCTAATAACAGGAGATATTATGGTAAAAATGCATAAACTGACCAAGGGTGGACAAACCAT